ACCCGAAAGCATCAAAGGCGTGGTCCACTCCTAGGTTTTTGTTAGGCAAACCAGTGCCTGGCGCGTAAGTCAACGTCCGAAGGGACTTGATCAACTCTTTGCATCGTGGATGGATCTTGACCCTGCGCGTTCCAGTGGCGTCCATCAGGCCAGTGTTGACGGCTGTAATCTTGTCGCGGATCTTCCACGGCGATCTAGGGCTTTGAACTGTAAAGCCACTGCGTCTGAGGATTGCGTGGTCCGTTACACCCACGCCACTTGTCTTTCGCGCTCCACCCGTGGGGTCAGGACATGCAATGACCCTACGATCCACCCCATACCTACGTGTGACTTCCTCCGCAAAATCCCAGGTTGTAGCCCCGCCCGTCAACGTGATCTCGTCAAACACGTACAACGTGTCCGCATCTTTGACCGCACAGATGCCGGACATGGGATCCACGTTGAAGTCAACGCCTAATAGCAACGGCTGGATCGAGATGTCCTTGGCGTCGGTGGAGATGTTGTCGTCTGAGAAACTGATGGCGACAAGTCCTGTGAGATTCTCGAACGACGCTTCGAATTCCTGGCGGAACGTGCGCGAATCAAGTTGAGCGCGGGCTGCTTCGACCTCCTGCTTACTGACATTTCCTCCATCAATTGTTGTGTAGCTCCATCGTTGCCATAAATTATTCGGATCCTCCTCTACATAACACCAAAGATCGTAAAACCAACTGGCCGTCCCATCAGGTGTTGAAATAAATAACGCCCAGCCCTCTTTGTCCGCTAAAGCAGGTCGAATCACCTCAAACCAGACCTCTGGGTCCATAAATGCCGCCTCGTCAAGCACAACGCCAGACAAACTGCGGCCCCTCAACGCCATTGCATTCTCTGTACCCTTCAATTCAATCGTTGAACCGTTGATTAGCTCGATTCGTAGGTCTGTTTCGTTCTTAGTGTGAATCCAAACCTTCGGAACCAGCTTCTTTAACGCTCGCCACGCAATGTCCTTCGCCATCCGATAGGTCGGAGCACAATAAAAAAACGTCTCGCCAGGACGGGCTAACGCTCCACGCAGCAATTCGACACAAGCCAAGTACGACTTGCCAAATCTGCGGCCTGCAACCAACACTCTGAAGCGTTTGTCGCATTTGAATACTTCGCCTTGCGCCCAGCGAAGCTCGATTGGTTGCTCTTTTACTGCCATACGCTCCACACTAACGGAGGTTTTCAACCCCTACCCCCCCTTCAAACCGCTCCAGCAAGGGGTAGTATCGAAGGAAAGGTAGTTAATTAAGGCAATGACCGTCGGACGATCGCCTGATGCTGTTGTAGAAGCCCGTGTTCGACGCCTGTATCGTCGTCAGCTAGATGGCCTCTCCGCTCGTGCGCTTGTTTACGATCACGCTGAAAAAGAACAGGTCTCAATTAAAACCGCTTGGCGCGATTGGGCAGCCGTAAAACAGCTCGTTGATGAAGATTGGAAAAATGATCGCGAAAATATGCTCGCTCGTCTGCAGCACATGCGTACCAAGCTGTTTCATCAGGCTCTGAAAAAAGGACAACTGCAAACCGCTACGCAAGTGCTCGACTCCATTGGTCGTGTCATCGGTGAGTCCGTTGAAACCGTCAATATCCAAGCGCCTGAATTGACCATCAAAATTCAAGACAAGCCTGATTGACATTTCGATAAACTCGACTCATACCCCCGTCACCCCAAGCCTCCCGCCTCTGGGGGGCTTTTTTAATACAAAAGAACTGTTTAGCAGATATATGCTTAAGTTCCCCGCGTCGAGGTTGCTAAAATTTTTTTAGCTACACCACCCCCACCTATTGAGAATCACTTGCGATTGGTTTTCTTCTGAAAGTGTATCACGAATTTCCTCCACGTGTTTACATATGCACATCAGGAACTGATAACCAATACTTATCAGAAAAAATCTCGCAAGGGGTTCACAACGGGACAGGATGCTGTAGGATATGAATCAAGCGAGAGGAACAACAACTCTCGCCTAACACACAACACACACAACACAATGCAGAAGCTAATCACCGAGCGCTTCGACGCTCAAAACTGCACAGTTCAAATTACTAGCAGCGAGATCACAGTTAAAAACGAGTCTCACCGCATAGAGGTTCGTTACTTAGACGAGTCCGACTTGCTCGCCGCAGTCTGTAACTACATTGAACTGCGCAGTTGGGATCGCAACGCAGAAGACAAGCAACGCAAGTTGCTGCAAGCGATCAACACGCTTGGCAAGAAGATTGACGCAGCCAAGGCAGAAGCCAAGGCCTGACACCGATCCAACGCAACAGGCGGCCAGCACGGGTTAATCCTGCCTGTCGTCGCCTGAATTTTCTCCACATCGTGCGTTTACAGCGCTGCTGTCGCTATGTACGACTAAACCAACCACACACAACACTAAACCAACACAATGGACTTGCATCCTGTATGTATCCAGACCCGTAAGGGCTGGTATGTAATCGAGGTAAAAGCACCGACCATGGTCGAAGCGATCATGCGAGCTAAGAAGATGCCTCACGTTTCCCGTGCCAAGGCATACGAGGAGGGTTGCTGAGATGAGCCGAACACTAGAGAAAGTCATTCACGATGGCTGCATGGCACTGTTCACAGTTGGCATGATCGGCACGCTATGGCATGTCGGTCTGGCATCACTGGCTGACGTACCAACACAACACACGGGCACACAGAGTGTGGTGAGGGTGCGTTGATGGATGAATTCCTGGTGAGGTTCTGGTCGGTTGACGTACCAGACCCGCAATACGTTGGCCGCTTCTGGTCATCGGACGATGCCGAGGATTTCTGCGATGAGCAGAACGGACGGCTGGCCTTGTCTGGCATCCCTACGGCTGTTGCTAACTACTTTGTGACTTATCCCTGATTCCGTACCAATGACAAACAAACAATTTCTGTGGAAGCATCACAAGCTCACTGACTACGCGTGGCGCAGGCTGCGGGAGTGTGAGCGCCAGTTGCACGCTTGGGCTGAGGACCAATGCAACTATGGCGAATCATGGATCGATGAGCAGCACTGGTTGAGTCTGGCGCGTGGAACTGCTGCGCGGTTCCGCCTAAAGATTTACCACCAAGGCGATCCTCGTGGCTGTGCGTTGTACGTGTACAGCGACAAAGACATGGAGGGTTCTCGCTATCCGATCCAACAGGTCTACAACACACGAGCTACTGCAATCTGCTGACCCATGAAAACCGAGAGCTACATGCTGCCCGCTCACTGGGCGAGCTACCTAATCAACGGCGATGCCTCGTCCTTCTCATTGGACGAGGACGAGAGCGAGGCGGAACTAACAGTGATTGACAAGATCATTGAGAACATTGACGCCGGAAGTCCGGTCGATTGTTCCGAAGAGTCCACCTTCATGACGTACCACGATGCCAGACCTTACGGGATCTTGGCCGCCGACTGTCTCCTTTACACGTTCTTGCGTCACTAACCAGCTGTCGAGATGATCGTCGTCCGTTCCACACGGCAGCGAACAAACTTCTCCCGCAGCCAAGTCAATCGACCAGCGTGCTTTCGTCCATCCGATGAACCCTTGAAGTGGTGCAACGCTTCGAGGATTAGTTCTAGTTCATCTGGAGAGAGGAATTCTTTTCGTTCCAATCACACAACCGCAATCATGTCTCAAGACTACAAGCCTAAATCACATGCGGCAGGCTTAGCTGTTGCCTTGGTGTTAGCTATCACTGCAACCAACAACGAACAGGCAACAAAAGCAGAGCAACTAGCATCAACCATCGCTGAGAAGATGAATGATGAGGTGCGGTTTGAAGCCGTCAAAGATGCAGTAGAAGCCTGCGTTGCCTACTTCTCGGAGATGCCTGTATGACTATTCGCAACGATGATATCGACGATCTTCTATCCTGCGAACTGCAGGAACCTTGGCCTCCTGAGTCTGAGGAGGAGATCGAGGAACGACGCAAACAGGCTGAATGGCAGGACTACCTGGACTCCATCCCTGACGCTGCTGAGCGCAACAGGGGGCTCAAATGAGCAAACGCCTGCCAGAAGTCAAACAAGCGCACCAGGAGCACGCTAAGAAGCTTTTAGACCTTGGTTGTCGTAAAGCTGATGTCGCTGCAACGCTCCAGCGCAAGTATGGCCTGAGTCGTCCGACCGCTTACCGCGATGTGGACGAGGCAGACCAAGCGCGGGAAATTGAAGATCACAGGATCGAAGCTGATCCCGTTCCACAAATAACATTAGAAGATCGTGATCCGTTGATGCGGATGACGAAGCAGTTACTGATTGATGCCTTTGAACAGGGCAACGTTCAAGATTATGCCCGTCTTGTGCGGGAATACGAAAGGTTAGCCCGTATGGGTGGCCTGTCTCAAACCTTCTGAGACGTTTGTCTCACATCACATTCGTTCCAATGCACCCTGATCTCCAAGTCCAAGAGTATGCCCTGCTGATCGATTCGATCTCGTGGGAGCTGGATTTTCTCAAACAAGCTGGCTGGAAAGACTCCATTCGATACCAGCGCTTGATTGACATCCAAGAACGTATCCAAACCTTTATTGACCAAACCCAATGACCTACCACTATCAACCCATCCAAGAGTCCGAAACCAAAAAGATTGAGCGTGCTCTCGACATCCTCAAAGGTGTTATCGCTCGTGAGGACAGGCTCCACATGATGGATCAACACCTCACAACTTCCATGCGAGCACTTTTGGAGGATGAGATTATTCCACAACTTGAAAATGAACTGGACTTCGATCCAACACCACAATACCTTTGGGATGACTCTGGCGGTGAATCTCCTGTCACTCTCGATGAGATGCACACCGCCGCTTATAACCGAAAGTACAACTCATGAGCACCCTTCTTAATGGCAGCCGTCTCTCACCTAAAGGCTCACGCGTTCCAACAGACCTCCTGCCTCCTGCCATTCGATATGAAGCAGCCAGAGCTGTGATCTTTGAAATTTGGGGAGACTATATCCGCGCCAACGAATGCCTAGGCCTTAAACGTCATTATGAACGTAGAGCCATGGAAGAGTGCTTAGACCCAGGGCCAACCTAGCTCTACGTCTCCAAGCCACACATCTGGATCGTTCACATTAATTGGACGCTCCGCCACATAACCTCTAAACAGGCGTTTCATCTCTTCCGGTGAGACGCCTGCTTTTTTTGCTGCAACACATACGTTGCATTTGCCGCGATACAGCAGGTCGAATGCTTCCTCCATGCCTACATCACTTCTCCGCTTAGCAACATCTCCTTATACAGATTGTTCCGCTCGATCCACCTGGCTTCACAACCTCTCATCTCAAGCTCACTCAGCATCCGCAGCTGGACATTGCCAGTCGGCTTCGCAATAACTACCGCTCCAGCAGCAACACGGATCCCGGCTCTCTCACGCAGAGCAAGACTATAAGCACCAAGCTGGTCTTGGTGGTCCTTCAACCATGCCTCTGGCTTATCAGCCTCTCGACTGGTGGTTTTAAAATCGCAAATTGTCAGGCCCAGTGCCGTGTCGATCAGGGCGTCTGCCGTTCCAGCAAACCCTTCGTCACTACTGACACTGAACTCGCTGGCATGAATGGCCGTTACACTCCCACTCACCAACCAGTCGGATAAACCTCTGGCGTACTCACGGGCTGGCCATGGAACCTTGGGCGAACCTTCCTCCGCTTCAAACCACTGCCAGCACGTTGTGACCAGCGCTCCAAAGCATCCTTCTGTGATTGAGGGGCTGTGTTCTTCAGAATATGGGTGACAGAGTGATAAATCTGCCCATGTTGATCCCTGTAAACACGGAATCTTCCTGAGTTATCTTGCTCTAGCTGCCATTGGCGCAGTGAAGCTAGGGCGTCTTGTGGATCAATCGTCATTGATGGCGTTTTCTTCCAGCCACCTTTGACGGAGCTGATTTTCTTTGGGCTCTACGAGATGAGCACTCGAAACAACCCCGGTCAGATTACCCACAGTCACTGAAACACAACCGTCCTCCATGAATGTTGTAATCGTTTCGGGTGGTTTCATAGGCACTCCTTCCCGAAGCTAATGTAACCCAAAAAAAAAGGGGCGCAAGGCCCCTAGCTCTGTTTTTTTAAAAACTCGTCCAGCGCTTGCCGTACCAAAGATGCGATTGAACGTCCTGGGCAGGCCAGCTCCTTGAGCTGCTCGTGTTGATCAGGTCGCAGCTGCAATGTAATTCGCTTCATAAATCAATCCTGCTCAGCATCAGAAAAGCCTGGAGCTGTTGCTGGGAGCTTACATAAAGCGATGAAAGGATCAGCTGTTATTGCATTTAAATTTCTGATAATTGGCTCACCATTCATAAACTTATAAGCAGCATTGATGGTCTTCCGCAGACATGGTGAATCGTTCCAGTAACCAGCACCTGTTTCGGTTTCACGCTTTTCTCTTTTTGCGTGATAAATCCGGCTAGCCGCTACGTCATAAGCAGCATTGTATTGATTAAGCACAGGATGAGCCAAACAAGTAATTTCGATCCAATGCCTAGTTCTGTCTAATGCGTTCATTCCATGAATAAATGTATGCTCTTTCTCTTCCTTGTGACGCATTTGAGCGTAGATTTTTAAGCCTGCTCCAAGAAAGAACGGGTTGTACTTTTGTCCGACGTAATTATGGCTAGCAAGCATTTCAAAATAATCTTTAAACCTTAAATACTGTTCTCCTACGAAATCATCTTGATAGTTTTTTGAGTATTGCATAGTCCCTACAGTTGGGCTTGATATGTCACAAAGCGCATGACGAATGACAGAGCACTGTTTTCTGCTAATAGCAATTCCTTTAAAATTAAGCCGATCTGACATGGTTCTTGATTTGCCAGTATCAGTAATAGACCCTATATCGTGAGAAACATTACTCATAACGATAAACCACTGGCCTAATCCAGTTTCAACAATCGCATTTGCCCTGTGGTTACCGTTTAGCATTATACCGTTTTGGTCGAAAACTAAAGCATCTGGACTTAAAACAAAAGTCCCGGCTTTCATCATCCTTTGCATATCAAGTAAATTCGTTTTAATTACATCTCGATTGTGCTCGTAATTCCTTGAAACCATGTCAGCAGCCATTTCTGGCGTGACAAATACTTTTTCGACGATGACATCCTTATAAGGATCTTGATCTAGATTGTGAGAGTTCATGGTTGCAGGTGCTGTGAACAGTCAGGAGGGGGAGTGCAGCCCCCTCCTGACACCACACTGACATCAGAGTGATGTCATGTCAACCTTCGCTGAACGGATCACCGCCAACCACAATTCGATTCAGGTCAAAACCGGACTTCTGAATTTGCAGCCAGGCTTTCGCCATTGAGCCTTCATCATGCTCGTCCTCGTCACGAGGAACGATCATCAGCTCATATCGCACCATGTCGGCTTTGATCTTTGACAGCTCGAAATCCCAGTCCAGCAAATTCTTACTGTACTTTTTGTTCAAGCCGTACTTGGCAAACTGCCGTCCCAATGAAACGTGGGAAACTTCAAGAACTTGGACTGAGTTTGTATCCCAGTTGTAAACAGGCCAAGTCAAGCATTCGACAGGCTTACGCACTGCCGTCTTGTCATAGTTCAAGCACTGGCTGTAATCAGAACCCAGCTCAAGCTTGATTTCTTCAGCCGTCGGTTGAGTCATAAAACGAAAAGGTTTCATCTTCTCGTTTGCATCGACGCCCCAGACAAGCCAGTAGCAGAGCGGATCTTGCTCAAGCAATGCAAAATTTGCAGGCTTGCCCTGCTCAAGCTTTGTGTAACGCAGATAGCTCTCGTTTGAAGAGCTTCCTTCGTTTTCGCTGTTGAGAATTGAAAGGTAAGAATCGGAAAGGTTCACGTTTAGTTGCCTTTTTGTTTGCCGCGTTCTATGACGAACGCTCCAACAAGTTAGGTCGGCCCTGATGGGCTTGTCAACTTGCGGTAGGATAAAAAAAGTCCCGACCGCTTCCCGCCCAGCAGTAAGGCGAGAAATGGTCGGGATTCGTACACACAACTCTCGAATAATACACGATGTTTTCGGATTTCGTCAAGGCGCTGCCCGAGTCTCTGGTCTACGCCTCCATCTACCGCAAGGGGGCCAAGATGCCCTCCGGTAAAAAAGCAGGTGGCAAAAACCCGACTCAAGAATCTTTTGACTTCAAACTGGGTCCAGCAGACGTTGCCCTCGCCGCTCAACGCAACCCTGATATCCAAGCCGTTGGAATCTTCACCGGCATCCGTGGCAATGGCATCGTCATCCTTGACGTTGACCGAAACCTCAACAAGGTCATCGCTCGCTGGGGTGACACCCTTGAAGGCGCTCCAAAAGTTACCTCAACCAAGAAGAACGCAGCCAAATACATCTTCCGCGTTCCAGAAGCCCTTTGGAACGAGGTTGAAGGTCGCGGTCTCAATGATGACGCTGACTACGAGATCCTATGGAACAGCAAGCGTCAAGGCGTTATCTATGGCGCTTACCCCGGTGGCAAAGTTTCCGTTCCAGGGCAATACCATCTAGAAGGTGACCTAAACCGCATCCCCGTCGCACCTGACTGGCTGCTGGCTGAGATGAAACAGCCGCCTAAGGCCATGATTAAACGCGACCTTGACTTCAGCGACCGAACTCAGGATGAGGTCTGTCAGATCATCAATGATTGCCTCAAGGTCATTCCGACCCAAGGCAAGGGCAGCCGTGACCATTGGGTCAAGGTCGGTATGGCGATTCACTCTGCTCTGTCCAACGACCTTGGTCTTGTTCTTTGGTCAGCCTGGTCAGCAGAAGATCCTGACTTCGCTCATGAGTGGGCTGATGGTGAGAATCCCTGTGAGGAGACTTGGTACTCCTTTAAAGGCTCTGGAGTTGGCCTAGGTACTCTGATTTGGATGGCAGATCGTGCCGACCCAGAACGTCATCGATTTTCGGAAGACACAAAAAAGATCGTAAAAAACGCTGAAGAGAAGAAGGTTCAGGAGTATCGCCAAGCAACTCTCGATTTTGAGGAGGTGATGAAACGTGCCAAGCGTATCCTTGATTTAGATAATCCTGCCGAGGTCAACTACAAGCTCAACTCTCTTGCTCTTCAGGCTGGTTATCGGGATCAGTCATCTCTTGAAAAGTTGATTGTTGATCAGATCGCTTATGAAAAAGCACAATCTCTGATGACTGTTGAAAAACTGATGGAGCTGGACGAAAAACGTGGCTATCTCATCCCTGATGTCCTTCCGCACCCTTCAGTAATCCTGATCTATGGCGCCGGTGGCGATGGCAAGTCGACAGCCGCTTGGGCGCTCGCAAAGCACATCGCAACTGGAACGCCATTCAAAGTTCGTGGTGCTGCCGTTCCAATCGAGCAAGGTCCTGTCCTGCTGCTCAACGGCGATCAGCCTCTGATTCAGCTTAAGGAACAGCTGATCGAAGCTGACTTCCCCATCACCTCTGACACCTACATTCAGACCGACTGGCAGCTTCAGCGCTACGCCCAGTTCATCAAGTTGATGGAGACCTACAAGCCCAAGCTGGTCGTCATCGACTCCTTGATTGGATGCTCCGGCGGTAAGGCGTTCGACGAAAATAAATCAGATTTTGCCACTCCGCTGTACTGGCTGACCAAGAACAACGGTGATCTGTTCCCAGCCACCACAATCTTGATCATCCATCACGCCAACAAAAACGGTGGTTTCCGTGGCACCTCGGCCATTCGTGACGCCGTAGACGAGACCTGGAGCCTTAAACGCCCAGAAACTGATCCGCAGAAGCGCTCCAAGCAGCAGCAACAGGTCCAACGGCATGAACGGTTGATTGAGGTGGAGAAGAGCCGCTCAGGCCGCTCTGGTACCCACCTCATCCTTGGTCAAGACGATGACCTCAACTTCTACATCTCCGATTTCACGCCTGAGATGGATCCTGATGACACCGCTCCATCATCGGTTCGTGGCCGTGTTCTTAACCGTTTACGGACCGCTTACCCAGGCTCACGTTCCAAGACCGATTTACTAGCTGACTCGCTGATTGCCGGCTCTGCTGCTGCAATCAAAAAATCGCTCCAGCGGCTAGAAGCGCAACAGCTGATCGTCTCATTCGTCCCAGAAGGTTCTCGTTCCAAAGAATATAAAGCCAACCTCGCACGCGGAGAGGGTCAAAAAATGTCCCCTTTTGGTACGTATGCCAGTGCTGGAGCGGGTTCTAATGGGGGACAAGATGAGGGGGACAATCCCTTGTGTCCCCCTTTGATGGATGGAGCGGTTGAGATTCAGCTGACTGATGAAGAAAGGGGACAACTCTGACTGTCCCCCCACAGTGTCCCCAAGCACATCTGTTGGTACGACTGGCATTTGGGCAACGGGGACATGATTTGACATCTATACGCGCGAGGGATGAACTGGATTGAAATCTTGAAGCGCGGAAACGTTCCAGAGCCTCCTGGCTATCACGAGACCATTGAGCGCCTCAAGTCCAAACCTGACAAGCCGCGTATCAAACCGTCTCGAAAAACTAAAAAACGCCCAAAGCGTAAGTAACATCCACGCATGAAAAAAGTTGAAACCCTCCTTCCAGAAGAGCTTGTCGAAAGACTCTCTGCTGAAGCCAAAGAAAAAGGTGTTCACAGGTCAGACTTGATCCGCGAACGCCTTTCACAACCGCCCAATCACTTCGGATTGACCACCAGTGATTTTCACAAAGCTGTTACGAAGGTTCGTCGTCGATCCAGCTATGGTCTGGATAGGCAACAG